AAGAAGACCATACGAAACGAATAGTATTAACCACAACATCGCAAAAGTAGCAAACCATGTTCAAGCTCGACGAACTTCTCTACAATGCCATCTGTGCAGATGCCGACCTGATGACCGTCATTGGCGGTCGCGTGGAATCGACCTGCTTTGAGGTGTCGCCCGACGAAAAGGACAACACCCAGCTGCCCTACATCGTCATCCGTGACGAGGGCAAGCAGCCTGCACACGAGACAAAGGACGACGACTGGATGCCGAGCATGTGGCAGATGGGCGCAGCGATAGAAGTAGGGGCGAAAGACCCGAAAGCCGTGGACGACATCGTGATGATGGCCATGCGTGCCGTCAACAACTACGTCACCACCCACTACGACCAAGGCGACTACATCCCAAACCTGCTGGAAGGCTTTCCGAAGACCGACGGCGTGGCATGGGACTGGATGAAGCCCTGCTACTGGGACCTGGTTCACTACGCTTGCGACGTTCAAAACAACGTATAAACTATGGGAACAATTAAAGGACAGAACCTCCGCGTAATGGTAGGAGGCAAGTGTATCGCAATGGCCACCTCGTGCACATTTCACGTATCTGCACAGCTTCAGGACAGCTCGACCAAGGACAGCGTCGGCGATTTCCAGGAGCAGGAAGTAACAGGCCTCTCTTGGGATGCTCAGACCGAGTCGCTGGTAACTCTCGAGGACAACGGCACCAACGGCGAACTGCCACAGGACTTGCTCTCGCTGATGATCAACAAGACCAAGGTTAGTCTTACATTCGACCAGACCTCAGGAGCCAACAACCGCGTTGCCCAGAACAGCGTCATCAAGAAGACCGGTGATGCCTACATCAACGATATCAGCATCTCTGCACAGAACCGACAGAACAGCACCATCTCCGTTCAATTCTCTGGTACAGGTCCGCTGTCTTAACCGCGCGCGTTACTATCTCTGAAAATAAAATGTCTTTCGTCATCCCTGCCGCCGCGCAACATCAGCGGCAGGGTTTTCATTAACCACAGTGCCCAGCGGTTCACCCGCTGGTCCCTAAAAATCAAAATAAAATGGCAACAATAAAAGGCGAAAACCTCCGCGTAATGCTTGGCGACGACACCAACCACCTCCAGTGCGTGGCCGCATCCACCAGCTGCACGCTGCATTGCGCTCTTCAGGTGCAAGAAGACACGACCAAGGACACCGTCGGCGACTGGATTGAGCAAGAGCCCGTCGGCCTTAATTGGGACGTACAAGTCGAAGCCCTCGTCATCAGCGGCGACGACGAAGAATACCGACCAGGTGCTATCAATGCCGACCAACTCCAGGTAGGCCACGTCTATGTGCTACGCTTCACCCGCACCGCTGGTGCAGCAGGCGAACAGAACCGCGACGCCGTGGCAGACGCCATGCAGTTCACCGGCTCCGCCATCCTCTCCGACATGCATATTAGTTCACAGAACGCAGAACTCACCACCTACACCGCCCAATTCACCGGCACCGGTGAGCTCACACCTTATTCGGAATAATTGCATCACCAATGTTTCGTTAATTTCGCCGGCATTCCATGCCGGCATTAAAACCAAAAGAACTATGCTCACGAAAGAAATCACCCTTTGCGGCAAGCAAGTCACACTTGCCTACTGCTACGCAACAGAAATCGCGTACAAAGACATGTCGGACGAGAACATCGCCGACTATATCAAGGAGGCCGTAGCTTGCATACAGCAAAAAACCGACCCCGACGTAAAGAAGACCATCTACGCCATCCTCGCCTGCATGCTCGCCTACTATCAGAGCCGAGGAGAAGACGCTCCCCTCAAAGACACCGACCTGATGAGCGAGACCACCCCCGCAGAGCTCGGCACCGCCATCTTCACCATCATCGGCCTGCGCATGGACTTCTATCACGTCCCCAAAGGCGAGCCCGAAGACAAAGCCACTACTACCGACGGTTCTCCGTCGGGCAAGGAGGACGGATCAAAAAACTAACAACCGCCCACGACATCTACCAACTTCTCGTGGGCGAGATAGGCATCCCCCGTCGTGAATTCCTCTACGACATCCGCTTCTGGGAAGTGCGCCGCATCGTCCGAGGCTATCGCAACCGCGACCGCCTGAAGCACCAGCTCATGGCCGAATGCGCTTTCGCCGCCATGTTCGCCATGCGCGACCCAAAGGGCAAGACCCCCCGCGACATCTTCCCCTCACTCTTCCCCACCGATGATGACGACGCCACCGACTCCGCCCCCATTGACGCCGCTGAAGTCGCCCGCCTCCGTGCCATGATGCGCGAAGAAAACGCCCGTCTACAACAAAGCAGCAAGGCCACATAGCCCTGCTGCTTTCCTTTTATCCTTACGTCCATCGTCACATCTCCTCACCACGTCCCAGTCTCACTGGTATCCCATTCCGCACCCAGCGTCATCGTCATGCTTCCCGCCGTTCCGAACAGCGGCCCGCTATACTCCGTCGCCCTGTTCGCCTTGAATGGTACGTCCGCCATCGTCGCCGTTCCAATCACCGCATGCTCTGCCGTCCGTGCGCTCACCGTCACGTCAGTAGTCCATTCTGTGCTGCCACTCAGTCCAAAGATAGTCACCGCCAACTGTCCAGAAGTGCCAATAAGATTTGCAGGCACCGAAACCACGCGCTCCGTCTGCTGCTGCCCAACGGGTGCACCGTTCACATAGTACAAACCATAGTACCACGTCCCAGGCTCCACCGCCACCTCGGCGCACTCCGCCTTCACCTCGTCCGTCACCGTCAACTTCAGCTTTGTCGCCACGCGGTCCAATGTCACCGCTCTGTTACCGTTGCTTGTGCTCACCACGTTTACCTCGTAGTCTTTCCAGAATGTGTCGCTCGGCCGCTCCCACACAATAGAGTGTTTGCCGACATTCAGTGTCGGAGTCGTCCCCCTACTCGCCACGAAGTACACATGGTGTTCACCATACGCCAACTGCACGACTGGCTTCCCGAAGTCGTCAGCTGTGTTGTCACTCTGATGCACCTGCTGCACCAACTGCCCGTCCATGTAGTCCAGCACCCACACATCGGTCATGTCCTTGCCGTCGGCAGCCAGATAGCCACGGGTCACTGGCTTCCATTCATCACTGAAGTCACCCTTCAGCGTAAACGTGAACTTCTTCGTCTTCACCGCGTCCGCAGCCACGACTCCCGATGCTTCTCCATCGGGTTTCTCACTCATGATTTCCTTCTCGCATGCCGTCATTAGGCAGACGGCCATTGCCATAATGAATAACTTTTTCATAGGTTGTAATAAATAGTATTTAATGAATAAAAAATGGGTCTCTCGACTGTTGTCCGGTGCTCAATCCTGACGCGGTACAAATCTATACCAATATGCCGAGAGACCCACGAAGGGCCGCTGGTATAGATTGTAGCCGCGAAGGATTGAGCGGTGCAAAGTTAATGTTTTTCTTTTTCTTTACAGCATATTTTCGAAAAAATGTTTTCTTTGAAGTAAAAAAAAAGAAAAAAAGGCCGGGGAATAGTCCTCAGCCTTTTTTCTTTTTCTCCATCTTTTTCGCCACCATGTCGAAATCATCATAGACATCTTTTGCCAGCACCTTTGCATAACGCTGCGTCTGGGTGATGTTCGTGTGGCCCATCATGCGGCTGACATTCTCAATCTTAGCACCATTCGACAGCATCCAGGTGCCAAAGGTATGACGGCCCATGTGCGAGTGCAGGCGTTCAATACCGATAACCATACCAATCGCCTTCAACAGTTGATTGTACTTCTGATTGTTCATCTTTGGCACATGCCAGTCGTACTTCTTCAGAACCTCCACCACAGGTGGCAGCAGCATCGAAACGTAAGGAACGCCCGTCTTCACACGCTCACCTATGAATTTCCACTTACCATCCACTTCGCGGTACTGTGTGGCGTCGAATCGCTGCGTGTCAACGTAGGCAAGCCCAGTGTACATCTGGAATATGAACAGGTCGCGGGCCATATCCACCTGACTGCCTTGCACCGGCTCAATATCCAGTATCTTCTGCATCTGATCCTCAGTCAGATATTCCGTCGTCTCGCGCTTCGAGTGTTTGAACTCACCACGCAGCCGGTCATAGGGGTTGGACTGAATCTTCCCCATCTTCAGCGCACGGTTGAGCATAGCCCGCAGGCTCTTATGGTATGCCGACACGCCAGTATCACCCATCTTGCGCGGTTCCATGCCAGCATTCAGCTGATTCTCCGATAAGTGAACATCCTGCTGGTGCAGCCATGTGTCGAAGTCATAAATCGCTTCTACTGACAAGTCCTGCCAGCGCGTAATCTTTCCGTATTCCAGCATTTTATTGCACAGCGTGTAATACTTCATCCTGGTACTCTTACTAACGCTCAGCAGCTTTGCACGTTCCTTGATCCAATCAATCAGTGACGTATCTTCACCATTACCATCGGTAGCCACACCAAGGCTCCACACTTTGCGTCTGATGTCCGCAACATCAATCTCTTTGCGTTCATCAAGGCATTTATTCACCTCCTGCTCCACAAACGCCGTGATAGTCCTCAGACGCTCATTCAAGATGTCCGCATCGTTCGTGTCATTGGAGTCCTTAATCGTGCCCACAACAAACCTATTCTTACACACGCGCACGCCCGTATTAATATAATATGGTTTACGATTCACCGTCACGCGCACCTCGACGGGGCCTTCCTCACCCTTCGGAGTCCTGCCGCGATGGTCATATACTAAACTTAATGTAATCATGTCCTATTGGTTTTTATCTGTTATTTGTACTTTGTTTCCCCATTCCCCGTCGATTTGGGGAAACAGCGGGGAAACATTTGGCATATTTTTTCACACCTATTTCCACCAATATCCACCGATTTCCACTTCCGCTCATTTTTCAGTCTATCGCCCAAAACCTTCACACCAACTGGGATTGCGCCTATTTCCGCCACTTTCCCACTTTTGAAGATGTGGAGCTGGAGGGAAATGAATAGATATTTGGGGACAGTTGTATTCATGGGCCTCGCAAGCAATTCATTAACGTTTATTTTGTTTGTTGGGGAAACATTTGGCTATTTGCGTAGTATATAACATTCAGAGAAATAGACGCCGTCGTTCTCGCCGATATAACAGAAGCACTGACAAGGAAGTGTGGCATTGTCGCGGATTTCAGAGGTCATGTCTTTGGGGACGTAGCCGACATGATGACCGTCAGGAGCAAGCACTTTGATGGCGTTTGGATCGTATGCGTTTGTTTGTTCGGCTTCGAGAGTGCCTTTGAACTCGCCAAGGTAGTTGTCTATGCCATCACGATGTGTGATACCAGCAATATTGAACTGGACCACTTCAAATTGATTATAATCCTTGGGCCATACGGTGACATGGTAGCCATGATCTATGAGACAGAAGTGTTCAAGCATCTGTACTTTTGCATCATCGTCACCGCCACCTATAACGATTTTTGGAGATGATGTCAGCGCGTCATCTTTTAACTCTGGAAGCGGCCCATCATAGGAGCCAAGTCGAATTGCTTCGAGGGTGGCCGTATCACCAGTTTCTTCTGCACGTCGCTGAAGTTCGTCGAATTGTAACTGCTTTTTGAAGCCACGCTTATACATGCGTTGGCGGTCGGCTACAGTAGTAGTATTCAAGTCCATGAGCTTTGCAGGTGGGAATGTTGGCTCATCCTGAGTTTGCTCATGGTTGCCGCGTGAAAGGTAGTAGATGTAGTACGCTACGGCGGCAATGATGGCGACGATAATGATTGTTGTCATAGGTTTTATATTTATAGGTTAAACATTGCTACGTGGACGTTCACCTTCATCAGCAACTCCGACAGAAAATGGCCAGTGCTCGATGTCTTGCGTAGAAACTGCGGCAAGCTGACGCTCCAGAGCGACGATGCGAGCTTCACGATCCTTGATAATCTCTACCTTGTCGGCGATGGTTTGTTGGAGGTCAACGATGCGAGCCTTCAGGGTTTCGATGGTTTCGTCCTTAGCGGCAATAGCGGCATTGATTGCGCTTCCATTGTCAATCATGGGTGATTGATGCGTTTTTTCTTCCAGCGTGAATTGCTGACTACCACGATAGAAGAAGTCGGGATTGAGATTGAATGCGGTGCATAGTTTGTTGATGGTGTCGTCACCGGCATTGTTCTGCCCTGTCTTGATTTTGCTGATAGCATTCTGAGAAAGACCAGCAGCTTTCACGATGTCCTTCTGAGTATATCCTTCGGACTTTAGCCTTCTGATGGCTTCAAGGAAATAACCATTGATTTCTTCTTTTGTTACCATAGTTAACCACCTATAACCTTAATAATTCTTAAAAAATAACCACAAATAACCGTTGTTTCACTTTTAGTTTGTATATTTGCACCCGAAAGCAAGCAAGTAGGCAACGGGCACAAGAATAGCCGTCAGACGTTTAGCCGTCTTTTCAGCAAAAGCGCACACGGCACTTTGCAAGACACTTTGGCGAGTGTATGGGTTGCAAATATACAAAAATATTGTGCTCGTTGTCCGAAAGCAAGCAAAATATTAAGATTAATTAAAACAAGCATGGTAAAGGACAAGGTGACAAAAGAGGACTTGATGAAGTTCAACGTGGGCGACCAAAAGGTGTTCACATTGCCATCATGGGGAAAGGCTCGCAGTGCTCAGAGTTATGCCAATTCGATGAAGAAGGCTACATTGGGCACACCTAATCAGCGTGAGTTCAAGGCGGTCGTTGGTGACCCTGACCCCGAGACAGGTAGATGTAGTGTAACCATTACAAGAGTTGCATAGTTTATGACACGGGAAGAGTTAAACGAACTGAAGGCTGTGGTACGTCGGGCGATTGAGGAAGAGCGCGAGATGTACGACGAGGTGTGGCTGACGGAAAAGCAGTTGCTGGAGCAGTTCGGTATGTTTACTCATGACTGGCTGAAGAAGTACGGCCAGTGCCTGCAACCTGCCAGGGCAATCGTGGTGGATGAGCAGGGCGTGGAGCATCCGACACAGGGATGGGCTTATCCCAAGCACAGGATTCAGAGGATGATTGCATCGGGAGAGATCATGAAGCTACGATGCAGAGTGGTGAGAATGGACCAGCAGGCGACAGTCAGGGTTAAGGTCGCTATGGCATAGCGACATACAGAACATGGAAGGTTGGCTGAGAGGACTAAGGCAAGAGCGGCGATGGTCGTGAGCTGAAAAGCGCGGGGGTTCGAATCCCTCACCTTCCACAAACGCCGAGGGACGTGCAGCGAGCAATCCCGGCAAGTAGGCTGAATATACTGAATTACACAATGGCAAGATGGGTGGCGAGTAATCCCGCAAGGGGTCGTGCAAAGCTCTGAGCTGAAACGGCAGCGAAATAGACCTCAACGCAGATGGAGTGGAAAGAGACGGTAACCAACCCGTAAGTACAACCGGAAGAAACGAGGTAATTTCCGAACCAGCAGTGACCACGGGTTGGTCTCGATGTGAACAATAAGGCTGGCAGGTAGTAGCGCAAGTCCGAGGGAAGTTTGTGAGAATTGAAGGCCGAATATGGTTGCCGCTCTACGGCAACATACAGAACGAATTGATTAGAGAATCCTGATTGCAAGTCCAATAGTGCGGATGGGCTCTGCGTCGTATGGCGTAGGCTGGTGTGGCTGCCAGCTGCTTGTATGAGGGAATATATACGGTGTGTCGTGTAGCTCAGTTGGTAGAGCGGTGCGGATAGTTGCGGGGAAACCGCAACATACTGTAAAGACGGCGGTTCGAGTCCGTCCACGACACCTAAGACCTTACAACGGAATTGCAAGGCACAGTCTAAACTAAAACAACGAAATCATGAAACAGAAATTTTCAGAATGGTGGCAGAAGAACAATATGACGTTCTCGGCCATCGCAGGTGAGTCGTTTACGAATGGTCAGGTGGTACTGACACACATCGGGCTTGTGGTGTTTCTGATGGTAGCGATAGCTGCTGGGAATTGAAGTGAGGCTGCGGCAAGAATGCCGCAGGGATGCACGTAAAAACAAGAGTATGTATGACCCGCAAGATGACGCGCTGTTCGGTCACGACATGCGCCACAAGCCTCCGATGGCCGATTTACTGACCGCCAAAAGCGGTTGGGGCTTCAGTCATGGCAGATTAGCCTATTCTAATATGGTCCGCTCGCAGGAAGGCAATATCAGCGAGTATGCCGTGACGACAGTCGGTGGACCATTGAAGGGCTACGTGATCGTCAACGCCAAGGAGGTGCCATATAACAAGGACACAGCTCTGAAGGTAGCACACAATCGAGTGGCGATACCCGTCAAGGAGTTCGCCCGCTTTCGCCATCTTTCACCGCATGACCAATGGGAGCTGATGAACCCCAGATGGGTGGGAACATTTCACGACAACGGCTCAATGATTAATCCTTTCCGTAACAAGCGGCCAACACTCGGACAAGCCATGAGTAAGGCGATGGACGCTGACTGCTACGATGAGTTCATGTGTCAGTTCTGGTCGCCTAAGTATGAACACAAGGAGGCTCTCGAACGACTGGAGCGACGCATGAAGAACCTGAGGCGAGAAGCTCTACAAATTCGACACATACTCAACGAACAAGACAGAAAGATTGCGAAGGTGGTCAACGACATGTCATGCCAGCGACTTGAATGGTACTACTTGCGAGGTTACAACGTCAACGAATATCTGCGTGAGTTGAGAGAAGAACGAGCCATCACATTTGCGAAGATGATGGATGCTGAGAACAAGGCAAAGGCCATCATGGAATATTTACAAGATATGTCATTTTAACTATGAAAAAATTGCAAGAATTATACATCAGTATGCTGCCTAATGGCTACGACGTGAAGATTGGCAAGAAGAGTATGCTCTACTTCAACGAGCAGGAACTACTGGAGGGACTGTTTGTTCATATAGGACTGAAGATAGATGACTACATGAACAAGCAGACAATCCACGACCTCATGACCGCCTGCGCCACTTATCCAGATGGTACGAAAGCAATCGAAGAGATTACACGGTTGGAGGGTATCATCAAAGAACTACGTGAAAAGATAAACACGCTCCAAGTGAATACACGTTGGCACAGCGAACAGATCAAGCAGAAAGAAGAGGTCAACGTGAAACTACGCGAAGAACTAAAACAGTTGAAGCGCGAACACCCAAAGCGAGTCAGGTCAAAAGAAAATACATTGACAAATGTCTGTCAGACCATGAAACGCAAAGGTGGACGTAACAAGGCTGACGCAGCTATCATCGCTCAGATGGAAGAAGCTGCAAGGGAAATGGGACAAATCAAGTAATCCAAATATTAAATAATATGGAAATAAACGCAAAAGTAAGATTACTGCTGGAACCCAAGAGCGGTATCAGTCAGTCAACGGGCAATGGTTGGATGTCGCAGGATGTAGTATTTGACTACTTCTGGTGGGCAAACCAACAGCAGCCGTCACAAATCGTAATGAGGGTATTTGGTGAGGACCGCATTAAGCAGTGGAACCTCCAACCAAATGACGAGGTGAACATTCGTTATCATGCCGAGGCACACGAGTACAACGGCAGATGGTTCAATGAACTTCGCATCGACAACATTACATTCATTGGCGCAAGTGTAACCAAGAACCCTCAGTATTCACAACAGCAAGATTCTGCTGAACAGACTCAGCAGGCACCACAAGCAACGGCAGAAACGAAACAGGAAGTAGCCGAAGACGATGACCTACCATTCTGATGAGTACTTTTGCGAGTGGTGGCCCACAGAGGTCACCACTCATAATGATTAGGGACTATGGAAGAAGTGACGAGAGAGCGCGACGAACTTGACGACGTGATTGACCGCTGCGACATGATCAATACGACGGGCAAGAGCCGCGAGGAGTTGCACAAGATGGTACAGAAGGCAACAATGTGCCTGAATATGGCCCACTGTCTGTCGGACGTCATCGAGACTTTGGTGATGGATGCTGAGTGCATTTTGCGGCCCTTTGGAGCCACGTTTGAGCGTGAGGATAAGTTACGCTTCAAACAACTATCTAAAGCCCTTCAGGACGCACAGAAATGCGCCAAACGTACAACGCTTGGACTTTACAAGCACGAGCAGGCTAACGACTTCGCAGAGGATTGTGACTGGTGGTACAACATGATTCGGCTATTGGCTGACCGTACCGGCGAAGATGAGCTGAAGACGCTCCAGGTTATCAACTGGCTCACCACCATGCCGTCGGTATTGGGGATGTTCGATGTAAAGAAACGAGATTTCAAGAAAATCAAACTATGAACGAAGAAAACAATAACACCCCCGACCTGCGGACACCGGAGCAAATCAGGTGGGACACCCTGCGGCCCTACCTGTTGGACCCCCGCGAGAACTATCCGGAACCCTACTACATGCTGGAGTTCAACGGTGTGCCATTCTCGACGGTTGGCGGTCTCGGTGCTATCAGCGGACAGAAGAAGAACGGCAAGTCGTTCGTGCTGACGCAGCTGATGGCGGCGATACTCGGCAGCGGACGCGAGCGCACAGGGCTGTTCCTTCCAGGGCTGTCGGTACCGGAGCGTACCATTGAATACCTTGGACATCAGCCGAAGGTGCTCTACTGCGACACCGAGATGGAGAAGCTGAACTCGGCGAAGGTGCTGCGGCGCGTCCACTGGTTGTGTGACGAGCCGATGGATGCACCGTTTCCCGACGACCGCTTCGCTGTTCTGTGGTTAAAGAATATGCCCAAGGACGACAACGTGAAGGCTTTCCGCAAGCGTTATGACCTCATCCGCATGGCTATCGACGCTATCCAGCCCGATGTGGTATTCATCGACGGCATCCGCGACTTGCTATCCAGTATCAACGACGAGGAGAGCGGCACCCAGATACTCGACGACTTGGCGAGTATGGCTGAAGAGCGGCGCATGTGTATCTGGAATGCATTGCACCAGAACCCACGCATCAACAGCGACGGTGAAGACTCGAAGATGCGCGGCTGGATAGGCACGGAGCTGGGTAACAAGGTGAGCGACACGCTCATCTCTATCAAGACGAAGACCGCCAACGGCGTCAGCTTCACGGTGAAGCAACAGGACGCCCGTGGTAAGGACATCGACGACTGGAAGTTTGAAGTGACTGATGATGCCGGAAACCTCGGTGTGCCACGTATCACAAGCAATGGTGCCAACCTATCGAGCAAGAGCAAGGAGCAACCACAATGCGACGATCCACGCGACATACGTGAGTGGATTGAGCAAGCCAAGACACACTACGAATGGCCAATGGACCGACAGACCATCAAGAAGACGGTGTTTGGCGAGATTGGCGGAGTGAAGAAGTCGGACAAACAACAGGCAGACCTCATAGCAGCCATCAATCTTCACTACTTGGAAGAGTCGACGCTGAAGAAAAATGGCTACCCGATGCTCCAACCTCCAGAGGACTTGCCATTCTGAAAACGGTATCCCCAAAACGGTGACCCCATTCCTTTGTATCCCTAAAGGGATACAGAACGATGACCCCACCCCGCCTGCGGGTTACGGGACCATGCCCCCGCTAAGGTGGGCGGGGCAGGTCACGGAACCACTCACGCGGGCGACGCGCACGCGTTCAGCATACAGATATTGCATTTTTCTTTCCTCATGGCGAAAATCGACAAATTCATCATCGAGCGCATCCTTGACGCTGCCAGGATTGAGGAGGTCGTTGGCGACTTCATTGACCTGAAGAAGAGGGGTGTGCGATACTTGGGGCTATGCCCGTTCCACGACGACCGCCACCTCGGTTCGTTCGTGGTCTATCCCAAGGGCAACTGCTACAAGTGCTTCAAGTGCGGAGCCAAGGGCGGTGTTGTCGACTTCCTCATGGCTCACGAAAAGCTAAGCTACCCCGACGCCATCCGTTGGCTCGGCAAGAAATACTCAATCGAAACAGACATGCAAAACTTCAACTACACCCCACCGCCACCACGACCTGCTCCGCCACCATTGCAACCGTTACGGCTGCCTATGGGGATGGTAGAGCGGACAGAGAAGACAGACGGCGACCTGTTGGTCCACTGGATCAAGACGGGCATCAACTGGGACTACATACAGCGCAAGCGCATCGACGAGGTACTGAAGGACTACCATGTGGGTCACGGCAAGAACGGCCACACCATCTTCTGGCAACTCGACGACCTTGGCGAGGTCCGCACGGGCAAGATGATGAAGTACAGACCAGACGGCCACCGCGACAAGACAGCCCCGTGGAACTTCGACTGGATACACTCTGCGCTCTTCCGCGACCAACGGCTGACCCAATGGAACGAGGACAAGCAGGAGGCACAGCTGACGTTCTTCGGCATGCACCTGCTGAATAAGTACCCCCACGCTACGGTCAACATCGTGGAGAGTGAGAAGACTGCCGTGCTCATGGCCATAGCCTACGGCAACCATGCCACACAGATATGGATGGCGTGCGGAGGACTGGAGATGCTGTCTGCCGAACGGCTGAAGCCCATCACCATCCAAGGCCGTCAGATTGTGCTGTTCCCAGACCGCGACGGCGTGGACAAGTGGAGAGCCAAGGCGGAACAACTGGGCTACCGCAACCTGGTGCTTGACTGCCTACCTGTGCAAAAGTGGTGGAAGCCATGTGACGGGGAGAAGGCGGACATCGCCGACGTGGTGGTACGCATTCTGAACGAGCGCAAGCCCATGACCAACATCGATGAGGTGAAGACCACGATGCCACAGGCCGCACCACTAATAGACAAACTTAACCTAACAATTACACAACAATGAGCAATCAGAAACAAGTGAAGGACGGCGGTAACGCTACGTTGTCGGTAAAGGTGACGCAGGAGACCTACGACCTGCTGAACATCTTGGCCGAAGGACTCCAGCACGGCACCAACGCCAACGACCTGTTGAAGATGTTCGTGCACGCCTTCATCGAGAGTGCCAAGCACTGCGGCCCCGTCAGCAGCGACATACAACAACTGCTTGACATGCTGAAGATAGAGGAAGGTTGGCACCAGGCATTCAACTTCGCGGACGTCAATGCGCAGAAGAAGATTGCCCAGATGGTGCTCATACTGGAACAGCCAGGGCGCAAGGGCTTCGGCATGGTGATGGTGAGCAAGCCATACATCGACAAGTGTTGGCAGACCTACTGCGTTGACGACATCTTGGAGCAAGTGGTGGCGGTAGCCATGAAAGGACTCTACCAGGAGCTGCGCGACATTGGCAACGACCTCGGTACCGAGTCGCTGCGTGAGACGCTGTTCGCTCTGTGCGATAGTTACAAGTTGGCAAAGATGGACAACGACTTCAAGGAAGAGCTGCCCAAGTTGGGTTCATATTCCGACTTCGGCAGAGCCATTGAGTACGGCAACCGTGCAAAGCGCAAGAAGCACCTCACGCCCGACAGCATCCAGCAGCGCATCGTCTTCGTTGATGATGACAAGACACTGGCAGAGATGGATGCACACAACAGAATAGAAGATTGGGAGGGCGAACACCGACAGACTGAGGAACCACCAAGGGAAGTGAAGAATGAAGAATGAAGAGTGAAGAATTTGCTACCGCTATGATTGAAGAAAGTCAATACAGACTGCCCAACCGAGAGCAGCAAAAACCAAAACCCAAGGCCGACACGGAAACGCTCGCCTATCTGGAGAGCCTTCCGTGGCGACCTATCGGAGTAGAATGGTAAGCGTATGAAACGAAGAGCTGAACGGACGTACTTCAACACGGAGTATATGCCGGAAATATATGAGAATGCCATCGAGAGTGAAGACCCTCTGGAGGATGAGCGCAACACCCACGGACATCTGGACGATGTTCTATATGCTGACCGCTCACGCTTCTATAAGGTATGCCGCAAGCATGGCTACGACTGCCAGATCATCAAGAACGAATCACGACGCAAACACCCAGACTTCTGACCTATGAACAAGAAACTACCGACATCATGGCGATGCCGCAACCCCAAGCAACAGAAGGACAAGGCGGAGATATACAACAGCCGCGAGTGGCGGGAGTTGCGCATCATGAAGCTGAGAGCCAACCCGCTGTGCGAGGTGTGCGAGCAGGAGGGTATCGTGAACAGTGCCCACGCCGTGCATCACCGCCACCCCATCGAGGACTCGACATCGAAGGCTGAGATGCGCAAGTGGGCATTCATGTGGGAGAATCTTGTGAGCGTCTGCGATGCCTGTCATGCGAAGATACACAAGGAGGAGCGGAGCCACAGCAAGGAGGCGGTGAAAGCCAGGGCCGAGCAGCGGCACGAGCGATGGAAGGACAACATCATGAGTCGCTTCATGCTGCCGACGCATAGCGAGAGCGAGTACGTTGACTATGAGGATGTGACCGACGACCCTGAGCCGCCGACCCCGACCGACTGAACCTGGGCTATCCGTTTTTATTACAAACGACCAAATATTCCAAAATCCACTTGCCCTCTTCTTAGTTAATTCGGTAAATTTTGAAATTCTCGTTTTTCTATGGCCCAACGGCGGACGCTCCGAGGAACAGGGCACGGACACCGACGGAAAAATCACCCAATTATTGCAAATCCCCACGAACAGCAAAATAAATTTCTGATTATGCCACCAAAACCATTTAAGCAGATACAACTACATCCTGAGCAGCCGGACTGTTGCAATGAGTGCCCGCTGCTGGGACTTATACCAGAAGCGGAGCGTGAGTTTGGGAGTCAGGAGACGCTTGTCTGTCTGGGCACCCGTCACGCTCTGAATGCCCGAATAGCACGAGCACGTAAGAGCACTCACACGCCAAAGCACCCGCTGAAACGCTGGTGCGATGACGAGTGGGAGCGGTGGCAGGAGGAGCCCTATTTCGGCAAGCTGCCGGTGCGCAAGATTGATGTGAGCCGCTACCGCGACCCGTGGGAACGCTCGCAGCAGCTGCCCATCATATTCCACAACAAGAGAGGGAGGAAACCGAAAAAGTAACGACTACGAATTAAACGAATTTCACGAGAGCGGCAGACCAATGACGGCCTGACGCTCTCATAGTATAAACCCAATTAATAAACAAAAGGAACTATGACAAGAAGTGAGTTTGACTACCAAGTCAGAGAGTTAAAGAACAAGAAGGGCACAGCCATCCGTGAGATTGCTGCCCTACAGTCTGAAATCAAGGAAGAGATTGCCAGCAAGCATCGTCAGAATAACGAAATCGGAGAACTCTACGACCTCGACAAACACGATTGGAACAATGGAGACGCTGAAGATTGAGATAGCAGGTCGGGACATTCCAGACCTCTATAAGATGGTTCGCTGGCATATCCGTAATTGTGGTAATACGTTTGTCTATCTGAAGCAGGAACTTGACAAAATGTACCCATCGTTGAAAGAGAAATACGGCGATGATGACAACACCGAATATTTTACCGTTAAGCAACGCAGACATAGACGTGACGCAATATTTATTGGCTATTTGGTAAAGCCTGGGTATGATGAGCGTATGAACCTATACAAACCGAAATGGCTTGTGGATTCGGAACGGAAACGCGGTGCTTTTGAACGCAATTTGGTTAAGTTAGGTTTCAACATCATTGAATTAGAAACCGACGACCTATGAGCATCTTCGACAATCCTCAGTACAAAGAACGATGGGCGATGTACCAGTCGGCACTCGCGGCTGGCATCCCCATCGTATCTACCGAGACGTGCGCCATCATCTGCGCCATGCTCCTTGTGTGGGGTAATACGGAGGAGTTCACCCACAACCACCGACTTGTCTGCGAATTGCAATACGCACAGCATCGGTTCGGCATCGAGGGTGGCAGTGTTCCCCGTGACCGTAATTTTCTTACGGCACTAAACTACTACACCGACCTGCTGACCCTCAATCAGCAGCGCGAAGACCGAGTGCCCGACCACATCGACAATATGTTTCAAGAACGCTACGGATTTCACTTCAACAAAGAATAACAATTTATGGCAAGACAAAAGACGGCGCACGCCTACGAACTGGAGCTGCGCAAGATGATCAAGAGTCGCACGGGTGCCGACATGGAACCGTGGCTGCTGCCACAAGTGAGGGCAACGGCGGCAAATATGACGATGCTCGACAAAGTGCAACAGGAACTACTCGACACTGACGACCTTGTTAAGCCTATGCCCGGCTCGATGTCGCAGATAAAGAACGAGGTCAATCCCCTGCTGCCCTACTACGACAAGATGCAGCGCACGCTGATGCTTCAGTTCGAGGCTATCGGACTGAACTACAAGACCACCCCATCGAAGGTAAAGGAGGACACTAAGAAGGGTGTGGATGCCGAGAAGGACGGACTGAGCAACCTGCTCACACAAGCCCGCGACACAATGAATGAGATACCAGAGATGGATTGATTGAAAATTGACAATTATGACAAAATTGAAACGCAGGGACTTGTCGGGGATTTACATCTTCGACACGTTCCCAGAAGAGAGCAAAAGACAGCCGACGTGCATTGAGGATTGTCAGCCTGAGACACGTCGCAAGTTGTTACTGACAAAGAGCAAGGAATGGCTGCGGGATTGCATTGAGCAACTGGCGAAGACGTTCAAGGAA